TCACGTCGGCTCTCCTACCACCATTGTACGTTTGTCCACGTTTGCCCATGGTTGCAGTGCTCCCCGTCGTCGCGGGCCTGGAGTAGGCCGCCTAGAGTTCCGGCCCCCACGCCTCGAGCACGACCTTGCGCAGATCGTCGAGCGTGCCGTCGTTGTCGATCACGCGGTCCCAGATTGCCTGCATGATGCCGTGCTCGCTCGCGTGCTCCGCAGGCCCTTCGACCCCTGGCCGCAGCACATGCCACACGCTCCCTCCGCGGTCCTGGCGGATGTAGTCGGCCTCGTTTTCAAACCGTACGTCGGCCACGGCAATCGTCGTGATGCCGGACTCGATCAGCTTCGTGATCCGCCGATCGAGGAGCCTGATCCAGATGTCGTCGCACACGTGCCCGCGACCCCATTCCGTGCCGAGAGTCTGGAGCAGCTGCCGCACGCTCTTGCCAACCCACGGGATCGGCGACTCCTTGAACTTCCGCTGCCGAAGAATCGCCTCCGGAATGTCGAGCATGGTCGAGAGCATGGCGTAGAGCGGATCGGCCAAGCCGATCACGAACGCTCCAGGGATCATGGACGCGACCGCGTTTTTCCCGGCCCCGGCCCGGCCGGTGATTCCGATGACCGTGGCCTCCACGCCGGCGTCGGCCGACCAGACCAGCTCGGCCGTCTCCGCGGCGGCCTCCGGCTCGCGGGCCATCTGCCGCGTGCGGTCGGCCTTCTCGCGGATCCCGGCCCAGGCGGCGGCGAGTTGCCCTTCTGGCATTGTCGCGCCGAGCAGGAACGGCTCAGGCTCGCGGACCTCGACGGGCTGGACCGGCGTCAGTTCGATGCCTGCGATCGAGTCGAGAAACGCTTGCGGCACGTCGGGCAGGATGGCCGCAGCCTGGGCGGCATCCTTTGCAGCCGTAGCCGCCATCCGGGCCGCGACGGCCTCCCGGAGCGTGCGGTTGATTTCGTCCATGTTGCTCATCGCGTCGTCATCCTCGGGCCGGCCACGTGCATCGACGCCAGCCCGCCGGCCGTGTCGTAGAGAAACAGTTCCATCGCCTGCCGCGGGCCGATGTAGCCCTCGCTCGCGTGCCAATCGTCTGCCGGGCAGATGGCCGGGGCCGTCCGCACGATCACGCCGTCGATCGTGTCGATCGGCCGCGTGACCTCTGCGGCCTGGTGGTGGAGGTGGGCGGTGTGCCATTCGCGATATGGGCACTTAGACCACCGGTCGGCGGCCTCGATCGCCATAAGCTGCGGCAGCTTCTTGCGGGCCTTCGTGTGGCCGTGGGTAAAGCCCAAAAGATTTCGGCCGTGGGTCAGGTACTTCCGCGGCGTGAATTCCCCCTCGACCCGCACCCGCTTATCGTTTCGGAACCGCTCGGCGAGGATGCGCTGAAAGGCGAACGTCATCGCTTCGTCGTGATTGCCGGCGACGACCAGCGTGTCGCACTGGGCCACGCCGGAAGCCGCATCGACCAGGGCGAGCATCGCGTCGGTGCCGGTGCCGAGCATCTTCGGCAGCCGTCCGTCTCGTTCCAGCGGCGTGCCGCCCGTGGTGGTGCCGTGCGGCGAATCGTAATGGAAGACATCGCCAAGCATTGCCACCGTGATCCGCTCCGGGGCATGCACGGCCGCGACCTCGAGCAGTTGTTCCGATGCCTCGCGCACGAGCCGCGCCGCGATGTCGAGGTCGTAGTCTGCCCCGGCCGTCCGCCGCCAGGCATACTTGCCGAAGTGGGGGTCGGCCACGATGAGCACTGCCCAGCCGTCGGCATGCTTCTCTCGTTTGGCCTTTGGGCGAATTGGCTGGCGAATCTCACCCTTCGCCGCCTGAATCATCGCCTCGACGCATTCCCGAACGGTCGGCCCAGGCCGCGGCTTCAGCCGCACGAACACGCGGTGCAGCTCGGTCACCACCGGCTCGCCAGTGGCCTTGTCCGCCGTCAGACCCTCCCACTTCGTAGCCTCGCTCGTCGCCACCTCAAACTTGGTGAGGTCGGCTTCGATGTGCCTCAGGAGGTCGTCGACTGTGCGGATCCGCGTGGACACACTGCGGGCCTCACGGCAGCCGCCTTCGGTGTCCTTCGTGTTGACCTCTTCGATCGTGATGTCACCGGCCGCCACCGCGGCCTTGGCAACTACGCTTTTCGTCGGAGCCAATTCTGCACCCCCTGTCGCTGCACGGTCGCAATACCCAGTTCCTTCAGCGTCTTTGCGATCGCATCCGCCGCCGGAGCCAGCCGCGTGCCGAGCTTGCCGGCCTTCCATGCGGCTTCGAGCTCGTCGAGCGTCGGCTGGTGTTTGGGATCGATCCGGTGCCACCATCCGAGCAGCCGCGGGCCCGGCAGATGTGCGAGGACCATTTCGACGGCGTTCGGCTTTCCCATCGCTCCTCCGCAGGTGGGGGTGTCGCATGACAGACTGCCACACCTGAAAACGTGGTCAATGCCGGAATCAGTCTTTTGCCTTCGCCCCGGCCCTGCGGCAGGCGAGCAGCACCAGTTGCGTCGCCCCGAAGTCAGTCCACGGCAGCCGCGTGCGGCCGTCTGACCACCGCTTGGCGTGCTCCGTCCGCATGACGCCGAGTATTTCCGCTAGGCCCGCCTCAGACTCGCACCAGTCGGGGCCAAGGGCGTTCATTCGCGACGCCATCGACTTGCACCCGCATCCAGCGTCGGCCTCGATGCCAAGCCAATCTCGGAGGATGGCGGCAAGTTCGTCGCCTGGGAGTGGCCTGCGAGTCGGCTTTTCCCTGGCAGCGCCATAGCCTTGGCTCATCCGGCATACGGCAACAGGCGGCCTTTCGGACTGAAGCCGCACTCGCCTGCCGCACACGCCGCAAAGCCACGCATCATCATCGCGGCGAAAGTCGCATGGCGTTATGACGGAGCGATCGTGCATTTGATTGGCCCGTTTCCAAAGTCGAAAAACGTGACATCCCAGCGCGGCGCGTTTCCGTAGAAGGTCGGCACCTGCACGATGGTGTGGCACCACTCGGCCCCTTCAAGGCCGTCTCCATAAGCGTCGCCGTGAGGCGACGACCCACCCCACGCCATGCTGTAGTCCTTTGACAGCAGTTCGCTTGGGCATGGATTGAGCGAGACGCGGTTTTGATACGGCTCTCTTTTGTCCCAGAAATGACCGCAATCGAGAGGGTCTTGTGGGTCTGGCGTTGGTGGCGTCTCGTTGCCAGTCAGCGTCGCAAGATGCCCGACAGGCGAGTTGATTGTCAGCCCCCACCCGGTGCCAGACGTTTTGTAATCGGACCCCGGCTGCGTAACAGAGATTGACGTAACCTGCCCGAACGTCGGCGAGCCGACTTCGCCATCTACGGTCGCGGTCGCCTCCGCTCCAGAGCCTACGAGGCTGATAATAAACACGGCCGGCTCGTCAACATCAGCCGTGCCAGTCGATTCAGACAGGTAATACGACCCTGGCTCCCAGACCGTCACCGACTCAATAATTCCAGTCGATTTGTAGTATTCGCCGCCGCCGCCATACCACGGGAAATTGACCGACGAAATCACCCCAGTATCGCGGTAATACGAACCACCCTGCGAAATGCCAATTCCAGTGATGGCCCCGCTGCCATCGACCGACGAGACGTAGAGGTACGAGCCAGACGCCTCAATGTCGCCCGTGGAGATAAGCACCTGATCCCACTGGCTGTATCCGCTGCCGCCGTTGGTGATGGCGACCGACGACACCGTCCACGAGTCGCCAGACGCCGACAGCGACGGGGCCAGCACCGCACCGCTTCCGCTGCTGTACGGCAGGCTTGCGGTTACGTCCGGTTGGCTTCGCACAGTACTGATCGTGGCCGACGCGCCGTAGACCTCCGTACCGTCAGTCACGGTGAACGTGACGTTTGTGCCGTCTGTATAGCCAGTGCCACCGTTGGTTACAGTGACCGACGACACGCTCCAAATATCGAGGCCGTTCCAGTCCGTTGATTGCCCGAGCGTGACGGAAAGACTAGCCCCCGAACCGCCAGAAACAGACGCCTTTACCGTTGGCTCGACTCGCCCGGTCACGATATAGGCCGATGCCGGATAGTCCGTTGTCGCCCCTTCTTCTGGCGTGAACACGACCGCTTCGTTTCCGGCGTATCCGGTGCCGCCATTTTTGACGGCTACGGACTTCACGCCCCACGTCGCCGACTCGCCGGTGCCGCTCTGCGTCAGCGTGGCCGTCAGCGCGGCCCCGCTGCCAGTGCCACCAGACAACGTGACGGTCATGTCTGGCTCTGTCCGCGTGAAGATTTCGCGGGCGTAGCCTTCGCCTGGATTCGTGATCGTGATTCCAGTTATGCCGCCCTCGCCGTCAACTGACGTAACCTCGGCCGTTGCTGCGAATCCAGCATTTGTCGGCGCGGCAATGTTTACGGTGGTTGCAAGGCCGACCGGCACTATTGAAACACTGACCGGAACGTCCAGCCCGCCGCCGCAACTGACTGATGTGAAATTCCCCGAGAAGCCGGACTCGCTAGGCGGCAACGGCATAAAGCCCGTGTATTCAATTCCGCAGCCTTCCAGGCGGTCGAGGACTACCGTGCAGTCCTGCTGAACAAGGCTGCCGCTCCATCCGCTTATGCCAGACAACGTGCCGCCGCCACGAAGCAGCATCGTGTAGGTCTTTCCGCATTGGTCGCAAAATGGACTGTAAGGAACGAAATTCGGCCACTGCTGGCCGTCTCTCTCGTAAGTGCCTCCAGCCGGGTCTGGACACGGCTGCATTCCAACGACGCCGCTATTACGCGACCCCCAGACGTAGATATCCCCCATGCCGGACAGCGTTAGGGTTATCTGTTCTGGCAAGTCGCACCCACTTTGCGACGACTCCCCGCACTCCCCTTCGGCAATCGTCACCGTGCCATTCGTCATGCACGAGTATTGTCCCGAGAAGTGTTCGGCGTCGAACGTCAGGTCGGTGCAAGGGATTGGGTTGCCCTCGTCGTCAAGCGATGGCCGCGATCCCGACAGCAAGGTTGTTGCCGCATTGTTCGCCGCCCTCCGCACGACTGTCATCGTGTGATTCGTCGCACCAAGGCTCAACGACATCTGAAGCGTGCCGCCGTAGTTGTCTGGGCAGACTGAACACACGCGATCGCTGACATACTCGCAGGCGTTCTGCCCGAATATCTGACCGCCATCCACAAGCTTAACCGCCGTGATGACACCCGGCTTGTAGTAGCGGCCAGCGGTGAGAAGCTCGACGGCAGTTGGACGCCCATTCGTGTCGTAATACTCGCCACCGTCAGTGATCGTGAACGATGTGATAGCTCCGCTTTCATTCACGGCTATCGTTGCCGTCGCTGCCCGTACCGTGGTCGCAGTGGTTCCGGTCATGTAAAACGAGACGGTGTCAGACGCGGTGAAGTCGCTGGGGAACCACCACCCAATCCCGACAGACGAGACAGACCACACCTCGCGTCCGTTCGCGTCGGTTCCTTGCGTGCGGCCCACAACCAGCCCGCCGTCGAACGCGCCACCGCCAGCGCGATTTATGCGGACGCCGAATGTCGGGGCGGCGCGGTTGATCTGCGTGATCCGCACCGTGGCGGCTTCCTGAACAACCACGCCCGGCTCGGGTACATAACTAAATGTCGATGGTATGTAGACAATCGCTGGCGTCAGCGTGACGGTGGCCCCTTCTGTGTACCCAGACCCTCCAATCGCCGATCCGATGCTTGCAACCCGCCAGTACGGGTTGCCGTCTTCTGCGGCCTGTTGCTCATACGTTACCGGGACGCTGGCAACACTCATGCCTGAAGGCACTACAGCCGGCGTCATCCGCAGCGAAGTCGCCGCCGGCTGCGTCGTGGCAATCGTGATCGTCGCCTCTGGCTGTTCTGTGATGCAGCCATTTGACGAAAACACGACCTTGTCGCCGATGGAGTAGTTCGCCCCGCCGTTGGTGAGCTTGATTCCTGTCACGGCGTAGCTGCCGTCCGTCGCGCTACGGGCCGTTGTGACCGAGAACGTCGCTCCCGATCCGGTCGCTGATGGCACCGACGCCGTTACCGACAGTGTCGGGTCTGGCGGCCGCTTCAACTGGAACGTCACGTTGTCAAGGAACGAGCACTCGTTGCAGTTCTCGGTGCCGTGGGCGAAACCCGAGAACGTTGCCGTGAGGCAGAGCGGAGCGCAGCGGGGGCATGGCTGGCATGGCGGCTCGCCACCGCCGCAGCATCCGCATGGCGTGCCGGGTAGGAACATCTCAGCACTCCGCAGCGACGAGCATCCACGTCGTTTCGACAAGGGTGCACATCACAAACCGCGTACCCGCTTCCGCCGGTGCAGCCAGGGTTGCAAACTGGTTCAACGCCGAAAATGTCTGCGACGGCGTGTATTCGCTCCCGTCTGGGTACAGTCGCGTCACGGTTGCCACGGCACCTTTATTCCAGGCCGACGACACTTCTCCAAATCTCGCCCCTCCATCGCCAAGCATTACCAGCGACCAATCCGAACCTTTCCAGATCACGGACTTGATCGCAAGGGACTCAAGGTCTTCGTCGCGGACCTGAACAACCCCAGCAACGGCAACTCGCCCGATGCCGTTGGCCGCGATTGGCTCAATCGCCACGCAAAACGCAGTTGTTGAAGAAGTCGGGTTGTCGATTGTGGCAATCGGCACCTCTTGAAATTGAACCGTCTCGGCATCGCTGTCTGTGTTCGTTGGAACGACGGCCATGCCGGTGATTGCCTTCACGCCCCATCGCGGTACTGCCGCCGCGCTGCTTGCGTATATCCACGAATACGGAGCGTGTGGTCCGGAAGGTATTCCACTGCCGCCAAATCCAGCGTTTACCCGCAGCAGGCGATTCAGTCCGTTCACCTGCTCGGCGGCTAGCCGAAGCCGCTGCCCTGGCAGAACGTTGTGACGTGGGTCAGATGCCATCAGTCACCACCTCACGCGATGTTGCCGCCGCCGGCCGGAGCCTGCTGACCTTGGACGCCAGCCCTGGCCCTGCCGACCTTCTTGGCAGGGTCTGCAATTAGCAACCCTTCGGCAAACCAGTTCTTTTTCTCAAAGACTTTGTTTTTGTAGACGTACTTTGGCCGTCGAATGAGCGTGCTGCCGCTCACCGCGTCTTCGTATTTGATCCAGATGTATTCCCAGCCTTCCTTTGGGATGGTGTAGCCAATGCCAGGCGTATACCACTCTGCGTTTGGTGCCATCTGGTTTGGTCGGCACTCAAACTCAAACGTCACCGGGGCATACGGCTGGTCTCCCTGCCATTGGCAGCGGCCTCCCATGAATAGTGATTCCCCGGGCTCAAACACTCGAAACTTCGCGTTGTTCACGGTGCCAGTGAGCTTGTGAACGGCTCCCACGAATGCGTCAGACAGTGCAATAGACGCCGGCAAAATCCACGTTTCCGAATACCGCATGCTGGGGCGCACGACGTCGATGCCTTCGACGGCGTTACCAGACACGTTGATAGCGCCCTCCATGGTTGGTGTTTCCGGATCCTCCGGATACTTCGTCTCCTCGAGGGCCTGATAGATCCGTTCCGTATGGCCTGTCGTGTCCCACGCGATTCCACCTGGCTGCGGTTTTTCAATTCCTCCGCCGCCGCCGCCGCCACCACCGCCGCTGTCGTTGTTGTCAAACTTCGGAACCAGCGTCTGGTAGGTCGCCGTGCAGTCGAAGTAGCGGTTTCCGACGCCGGCCACGTCGAGCCGCTTCCGCACCCAGAAAATTCCGGCTCCGTCGCTCAGCACGTATGGCGGTGCGTAGAGGCTGATTTGAGTGACGCAGTCGTTGAAGCCAAAGCATCGCCCGATGAGGTATCGCCGCTTCACCTCGAGGGTTTCGCCAGACTCCATCTCGTTGGTGACGGAGCCGGACATTGAATCCTGAAGCTCGTAGCAAACTTCCACGCTCATGCAAACGTTTCCCCGGTGCGAGCCGTGTTGTTGGCGATGACCTTCAGGATTTGTCCGTTGGCGACGGTCGCGGCCGTTCCTTGCGCGACTGCCTGCACAACTGCATTGAGTCCGTCGCTCGTGACTTGGCTGAGCCTTCGCAGTTCCTCAAACACCTGCATGCCTGCCTGCACGCCGCCGGCCTGTCGTTCGATTGCTGGTGCCGATGCGCCTGCCGCAACAGAGCCGCCAGTTGCCGGTCCTACGGCAGGCAGGGCGGTCCTCACGGCCCCCATGGCAGTTGCCGCCGGCGAGCCTGCCACCGCCCCCATGGCAAGTTGCTGCTGTAAGGCGGCTATCTGGGCCTCGATCTCCGCCGTGTCTGGCATCACGCCGGGAGCCGTCCGGCGGGCGGGGTCGAGGGCGTCTGGGTTTGGCATCGCGTCCAGGGCCCCGCCGGCGGCCTTGGCCCGCAAGGCGGCGATCTGGGCCTCGATCTCGTCGCGGTTGGCCAACTGCTGCACCATCTGGGCGGTGTTCTCGGCCGTGGCCTTAGACGAGTCTTCGAGCGTGTTCAGTTCCGGCCCGATGCCGAGGCCCTCGCCGGAGCCGAACGTGCCGACCGATCGACTTCCGCCAGCCGCCCCAGCCTTGTCATCAGCGGTGGCACCCACTGGCATCACGCCACGATCCACCGCAGCCGCTGCGGCGGCACCACCGGCAGCTGTGGCCTCAATGCTTCCCCGCACCACACCGTTGGCCCGGTCGCGAGCGCGGTCCGCGTCTTTCTGCATTTCTGCGATCGTGTCGAGCCAACCTTGTGCGTTCTTATCGTCGGCAGCCTGCCGCTTCCCGGCAGCCGCCCCACGAGCCGCGTCTCGGTCTGCCGCGCGGGCGTCTGCCGTCGGGGCCCGCTCGCGGGCACGGGCCACCTCGGCATCGACCTCCTTCAATGCCCGGCGCAGCCCGTTGATGGCGAAGTTCCAATCGAAAGCCGCCTGGAAGTAGAGCCCGAGCTTTTGGAAGCCGCTCTGGAGCGTGAGAATGTCGGCCCCAAAAAGGCCCATGAACCGGTCGAGTCCATCGGCCAGCTTGTCGCCGATGAATGCCGCGGCATTCGTGACGAGCGTGCGGATGTCTCGGAATGCCATGTCCCATCCGGCGACGATCCTCGTCAGCACGATGTTCATGTTGGCCTGGAGCAGACCAAACGCGGCCCCAAAGTCGAGCCTCGACAGGGCCGCTCCGATCGCGTCGGTCTCGCGGCGAAACGTCGGGCTCAACTGACGGCCAATCACGATCGCCGCCGTGACGCCCGAGGCAAACACCGCGGCGGCGAGTCCAGCGGGTGTGAACAGGGCCGGGAGCAGCCGCACGCCGGCGGCGATCAGGCTGGCTCCCTTGCTCATCACTTGCAGGCCAATGCCTCCGACGATGGCCGCGGCCCCGAGCCCCAGCATGCCGCCGGCGACCGCGGCAACCGTGGCGACGAGCTGCGGGTTCCGCTCGATGAACATCGTGACAACTTGCAGCATCCGGCCGAGGCCGTTGACAGTGGCCGTTGCCGTCTCGCCCATGCTCGTGATCGTTGCGATCTTCAGGTCGGCAAACAGGGCTCCCAGCCGCCGGACGGCACCGCCAAACGAGTCGAGCACCTGGGCCGCCTTGCCGCTGGCCGCTCCTGCGGAATTTTGGATCTCGCCCATGATCCGGGCGAACTCGCCGCCCAGATTCGAAAGCGTGATCGCGGCCCTCGCCCCGCGGATGTCGAAGATGTCCATGAAGGCCGCCAGCCGGTCGGCGTTGTTCATGCCGGCCGTCGCGCCACCGAGGTCGCGGATCACGTCCATGAAGGGCCGGAGGTTGCCGGTGGCGTCCCGCACGCTCACGCCCAGGGCGTTGAACTTGGCCTCCTCGGAGGTCATCGCCTCGAGCACGCGGGCGAGCTGCGTGCCGGCCATGCTGCCGCGGATGCCGCCCTGTGCGAGGGCACCCATGGCCGCGAGCACGTCGTCGAGCGATTGGCCTGCGGCCTGAGCCTGCGGGCCCACGTAGCTGAGCGACTCGCCGATCAGGTCCACGCTCGTCACCGACGCATTGGCCGCCGCCTGGAGCCGGTCGGCGATGCTGCCGAAGTCGCCGGTCGAAAGCCCAAACTGGCTCATCGTGCCGATCACGACCTCGACGGCACGGGCGAGCTCCATGTTGTCGGCCGCGGCCAGGGCGAGCACCGGCCCGATACCGGCGATGACGCCGTCCGCGTTCACGCCGGCCTTCGCCAGTTCGTTCATGGCGTTGGCCACTTCCGTCGGGCTCTGGCCCATCTGCACGCCCATCTGCCGGGCGGCGGCGTTGAGCTTGGCGAACTGGTCCTCGGTGGCCTTCGTGTTGGCCCGAACCTGCGCCATCGACAGCGTGAAGTTCGCCGCCTCGCGGGCCGCGATCACGAACGGAGCCCCGAGCGCAGCCCCGCCCAGCGACAGATTCGTCCCCATCTGCCGCATGGCCGTCCCCACGGCCTTCAGCTTGTTTTGCACGCGGGTCATCGCCTGCTGAAACGCGCCGTCCTTGGCGAAGATTTCAACGTAGGCTCCACCCGCACGAACGGCACCGGCACCGGCTGCCATTACTTCGCCTCCTTCGGCACGAACTTGCCCAGGCCGAGAGCCCGCAGCATGGCGGGCGTGGCTTCAGGGAGTTCAGGGGAGGGGAGGTACGGGTGGAAATCGGCCGGCTGCGGCGGCGTGCCCTTGTCCGGATCGGTGTGCATCGCGGCGAAGAGGGCCATGAGGCTGCTCGTGTGATTCCACGTTTCGTTACTGCGGCCCCAGGCCATCCACTCCAACTGCCGCAGTGTGTACGGCCACGGGTCTACGCCGCATTGTCCTGCGAGCTCGAAGCAGAGCTCGTATGGGTCTGGCGGATCAACGTCTCGAAGTCGATCGTCTCCAGCTTCGTCTCCACCTTTGCGAGGTCTTCGGCGCGAACCTTTGCGTGGGCGGCCTGATACTTCGCCAGCATCCTCTTCAGCAGCCCCTTCCGGGGCTCCTGGAAAAAATCGGCAACTTCGCCGATCAGCGCCTCCACTGCCTGCTCGATGCAGGTGCCGTCGATGACCGACAGGAAGTCTTCAGTCGTCTTGCCGGCGGCCTCGAGCTGCGGGCGGATCACCGCAGCCAGCACAAGGCAGAATTGCACGTCGTCGGAGAAGAAACCCTGAACCTGTCGATCTGTCGCAAACAGGTCGGTGAGTTTCAGGCCCGTTTCGTCGAGACACCGCTTGACGGTGCCGACGGTCACGTCGACCGTCCACTCGGCTCCATCCTTCGTCTTGAACGTTCTCATGTGCCGTACACCATGCTCTTGAGCGTGACTTCCCAGGCGACGTTACCGTTGATCGGCGACTTCACCTGCACGTTGCTGACCGAAAATTGGGCACTGAACAGCCCAGCGACCGCCAAGGTGAGGAGCTGGCCTGTGGCTGGGTGTTTGTTGAACTTGCTTGCGAAGGTCGCGTAGTTCTCTTCCCAGTAGATGAGTAGTTTCACCGTGGCGCTCGCGCAGATGACGATGCTGCTCGTCCATGCGTGCTGCCAGTTGGTGATGTCGAACTCCTTGCCGGACAGGTCGAGGTCAAAGTCCCGCATTCCCTGGATGGCCGCTCCATTGAGCGTCATCACTTGGTTGTGGCCGAGGACGATGCGGGCCATGCGTCAAGCCTCTGGGGCTGCCTTCATGCCGTAGGAGACCGTGTATTCCCGCATGCCCTTCGGCGTTACGCCCATCTTCACCTCGGTGACGATGGCATCGAGCTGCATCGTGCTTCCGTCCAGGCCGCCGATGACGAATGCGCCGCTGTCGCCTCGCTGTGCGTCCGTGTCCGTGCAAACGATCTCGAACGTGATGTCGACGAGGCCGATCATCGTTTCGATCTGGGTGAGCGGCGTGGCCTTGAACACCGTCACGTCCTGCTCGCTGCCTGAAACCTTGAGCGACGCCGACTTGATGTCGTCGTTATCGACGCCAGGGGCCGTGGTGATCTGCTTGCGGCCGATCTTGTACGTAGGCATGTGCGGAGTTGTCCTTTCGTCAGATGAAGTCGATCTGATCGGCCGTGTCGAGCGGCGTGCCCGGGGTGAGCGTGAGCTTCACGCTCACGACGCCGTCGTCCGGCTCGTCGTACTGGGCGTCGAGCACGATCACCGTTCCGCTGTACGCAGATGAGGTGACCGCAACGCTCTGCCCGAGCTTGTAGCTCGTGGTGTCGTCCACGAGGATCGTGGCCTCAAGCGTGATCTTGGTCAGGCCCGCCTCGACGTGCTTTACGGGCTTTGAGCCGGAGCGGGTCGTGGCGTCGATCGTGTCGCCGCCGTGGGTGAGCGTGAGATCGCTCACGTTCGACAAAGCGCCCGAAATCGTGAAATCCTTGCCGAGGCTGATCGTGGCCACTGTGCCCTCGCCGGTTGACGGTATGGCGGCTCGCTGGCCACCTATACGTCAGTATACCGGTGAGTGTGTCACAACCCGCCGACCTTGAAGCGGTTGGCGAACTCTTTGGCGATGCGTCCCGTCGAGATGGCCTTCGCGAAAGCGGGCCGCATGTAGGGCCGCTCCGGATAGGGCACGTTCTCGCGGAAGCTCGTCTGCTCCCAGCGGTTGAGCCGCTTCGGGCTGCGGCCCACGCGCCAGTAGCCGATGATGCCGGCCCGGTAGCTTCGCGGCCACCGCGGGATCCACGCCCACCCGATCATTTGCTCGGTGCCGCCGAACTCGTGCAGGGCGGCCAGCCACGCGATGCTCGGCGAGCCTTGCCCAACGACCACCGATTCCGAGGTCGGATCGTAGGCGTAGACGATGCCGGGCCGGTCGCGGAGGTTTCCGCGGTGGGTGTGCGGCGGTGTGCCCGGAGCCGACGGGGCCTTGGCCTGGATCTCGAGCAGCCTACGCCGCAGCTGGTTCGCCTGCCGGCGGTTTCCGCTGGCCTCGCTCATGCCGATCAGGTCGCGGATCGTCTGGTCCGGGTTCTCGTTCATCACCTGTAGCTTCGGCCGGGCCATGCCCTGCCGCTTGATCGACCGGCGGGCGATCTGCATCACCACCGACCCGCCCTTGTAGAGGGCCGCCCGCTTTGCCTTCGACATCGCGTTGATGACCCGCGACCGGTCGAAGAAATACTCGTAGTTGATCCCGGCCGGAATCCTCGCGCCGGCGTTGAGGCTCAGCCCGGCCCCTAGGTTGGGCATCGAAGGCAGCAGGGCCCCCATCAGCCACCCCCAAGCACGGCCGGCGGTGCGGCGACCTTATCCTTCGGGACGAGGTAGGTCACCTCGATCTGCGACATGAACACGTTGCGGTCTTGCAGGGCGTCCCTGTCATAGGGCATCGGCAGGGCCAGCTCGCTCCAATCGGTCCCCTCCGGGGCGTCCTCCGGCTCGACGATGTGCGACCGGATCGCGTCGAGAATCGCCTGGTTGAGATCCTCGAGGTCGGCGATGTCGTCCTCGCTGCCGACGTGTTTGGCGATCACGACGCCCAGCGTGATTTCGAAGAAGTCGCACCCGCGCGGAGCCCGTTCGTTGGCCTGGTTGACGGCCACCGGACCCGGCACCACCGAAACCTTGAGCGTGCCGAGATCCTCGAGCTTGTAGTCCGGCGTCCGGCGGTAGACCGCCGTGATGGCCGGCAGGGAGTCGGTCCAGGTGTGGTCCGACATGGCGGCAGCGAGGCCGGTGCCGATCTGACGGGAGAGGTGCGGGTCGGTTGGCATACCCTTATTAGACCACGCGAGCGGCAACACTTTCGCTCGGTAACGCCTCTTCACACCGCCGACAGTAGCGGAGTCTCAATGTACGCGCCCCACTGGTCGGCCATCGCCGCTGCGATCCCTTCGTAGGTCTTGCTTCTGATCTTCCAGCGGTCGG